CGCACCGGGCACAGCCGCCTCAAGGCCTTCGCGAAGATTGACACATGGAACGACCTCGAGGCCTTCGTCAAAAAGCACGGCGTGCATCAGGCCATGGTCATGGTCGACTCGGGTGACCAGGCTACGGACGTATATCGGCAGACCGCGGCCCGCGGCTGGAAATGTGCGAAGGGGTCAGGCAACGAAGACTTCTCGGTCACGACTAAGGACGGTAAGACCACCCGCCGATTCTACTCCGACAAACAGGCCATCATGGTGCCCGGTCTTCAGGCGCGGGCCGTCCTGATCGTCTGGTCGAACCTCGCCGGCAAAGACCTCCTGCACGGCCTACGCTCTCGGAAAGTATTCACCTACTCCCTCGACGCTGGCCAGGACTACGTCGACCAGATGAATGCCGAAGTCCGCGTGAAGGACAGGCGCACGGGGAAGCCCCAGTGGCTGCTCCCTCAGGGCAAGAAGGATAACCATGCTTTCGACTGCGAGCTGCTCGGCCTCCTGGCTGCCGTCCGTTGGGGCATCGTCGGGAAGGAAACAACCGAAACCGACTTGCCTTCCGCGTGAACCCGGGGACACTTCACCTAAGCGGCGGCGCCGATAGTTGCGGGAAGAAGAGCTCGTGGCGTGGATATGGGCGTCGCCGCCCCCTCCGTTGCCAATTACCGCAAGATTAAATGGCACAAGGTATCTTCATCGGCCTGACGGAATGCGAGCTTCTCGACCTCAAGGCGAAGGCCCTTCAGCTCATCATGGACGGAAAGACCCTTATGTCTTACTCCGACTCCGGCTCTTCGGCGACCAAACAGTTCGCCCTGCCTCCGAAGGAGATGCTTAACGAGGCTATGTTCGCCCTGAGCCGCCTCGACCCGGGCAAGTATGGTCGACGCTCGACGATGGTTTACACCCGATGGGACAACCGTTACGAATAATCTATGGCCCCCCGCAAGAAAGACCAGAAGCCCGCCAAGCCTTCCGCTAGGAAGAAGCCGACGACCGCGCCTCAGGCCGCGTCGAGTGGGGCCACGTTTAATAATCAGTATAGCGGCAACCAGTGGGGCAGCACCGTCCAGACCTACGCCCGCCGCGTCATCTACGCTCCGCAGCCGGACGACATGCGTCGCGACCTCTCGCCCTGGGATCGCAATGAGATGGTCAAGAAGTGCCGATGGGCCGAGCGCGAGTCCCCGCTCTTCCGCCAGATCCTGAATGACATCTGCATCTACGTCGTCGGCGACGGCATCAAGCCGCAGTCCCACGCCGAGAATCCCGAGACCGCTCGCCTTCACGAAGAGTACTTCGCCCGCGAGTCCAAGCGCATCGACGTCTCCGGCAAGTCCTTCTACCAGTGCCAGGGCGTGCTCATGCGCTCGGCCTTCCGAGACGGCGATGCCTTCGGCCTTAAGGTCATCAACGGTGACCGCGCCCAAATTCAAATCGTCGAGGCCCACCGCGTGGGCGACCCTACCGACGCAGACACCCCTGATGATTGCTGGGACGGCATCGGCTTCGGCAAGTATAACGAACCGATTTATTACTCTGTCTATCAAGCCGACGGCTCATCCCGCAAGGTCGAGGCTCAGTCCGTCATGCACATCATGGACACCGAGACCGCTTCAGGCTCTCGCGGCGTCCCGGTGCTTCAGTCCTCGCTCAACAGCATCCAGGACGTGAAGGAAATCCTCGAGCTCGAGCGTCGGGCCGTTAAGGACAACGGCGACGTGACCCGAGTCATCAAGAAGGGCTCTGGCTTCCTCGACGACGACGCGGCCTCCGAGATCTCGTCGAACCATAACTCCGCTGAGATCATCGCAAGCCAGATGGGCGGCAAGGCCATCGTGCTCGAGTCCTCTGACTCTTTCGAGTCCTTCGAGAGCAAGCGCCCGAACTCGACCTTCGTCGGCTTCCTCGCGGCGCTGGAAAAGGACATCTGCTCCGTCCTCCCCTACGAGTTCGTAAAGGACGTCACCGCCGCCGGCGGAGCTGGAGTCCGCCTCGTGACGGCCAAGGCCGCTCGCGTCTTCGGCAAGTATCAGAACATGATCATCGAATCATTCTGCCAGCCGACTTGGGAGTATATCATCGCCGACGGCATCGCCCGGGGCGAGATCCCCGACGACCCCCGCTGGTGGTCTGCCTCTTGGACGACCCCGAAGTCGGTCACCGTCGACGCCGGCCGTGAAGCCGCGAATGACCGGGCCGACATCGAGATGGGCCTGATGTCCATGTCTGAGCTCTACGGCCAGCGCGGCCTCGACTTCCGCTCCGAGATGGAGAAGCGAGCCGCCGACATGGCTCATATTCAGAACCTTGCCCGCCAGTACGGCATCCCGTTCGAGCTGCTCTTCCGCCCGACGAACACCCCGCTCGGCACGGTCGCCCAAGTCGACCAGGCTGAACCGCTCCCCGGAACCAACCTTAACGAAAAGAAATGACCCGCTTCCTATCCCATGCTCTCAAGGGCCGTGAGCCGATGCTCATCGACCCGTCCAAGGCCCAAGACTTCGCGGTCATGGCCGAGAAGTTCGGCTTCTCCGACATGCTCGCGCAGATCTTCGGCGTGGCCCCTGCCCCGTATATCCAGAACGGCGTTGGCGTCATCCCGATCGTCGGCCTGATCTCCAAGGGCGTCAGCCCTCTCGAGCGCATGATGGGCGTGACGGACGTCAATGAAATCTCGGCCACGCTCGACGCGATGGCTGCCGACCCCGCGGTCGAGAAGATTGCCTTTAACATCTCGTCCCCTGGCGGCACGGTCACCGGCGTCGAAGAGCTCGCCAACAAGATCCGCGACGTGGGCAAGCCGACCATGGCCTATACCGATAGCGAGATGGCCTCGGCTGCTTACTGGCTCGGCTCTCAGGCTGACCGCGTCGTCGCCTCCCCCTCGGCCACCGTCGGCAGCGTGGGCGTCTACATGGCCATCCCTGACATGTCCAAGCTCTACGAGTCCCAGGGCGTGCGTATGGTCGTCATCAAGTCCTCTGGCTCCCCGCTCAAGGGCGCCGGCATCGAAGGCACGTCCCTCTCTGACGAGCAGATGGCCGACCTCCAGGCTTCGGTCGACGGCATTCACGAAGACTTCAAGGCCGCCATCCGCGGTAAGCGCAAGATGGTCGCCGACTCCGCCCTCCGTGGTCAGGTCTTCTCGGGTAAGCAAGCCGCCGCCCAGGGCCTAGTCACGGGCTTGGCCGACTCCTTCTCCAAAGCCTTAGCCTCATTCTAAAACCTATGCCCCGCATCTTCACTGACATCGACGACACAATCCTGAAAGACGGCCAGCCCGTCGAGCGCGTCATCGACTACATCGACGAGGCCGCCGAAGAGGTGGTCATCCTGACCAACCGCCCCGAGTCCGACCGCGAGAAGACCGTGGCCGACCTCGCCGCCACTGGCCTCGAGTATCAGGAACTGATTATGAATGACGGCTCCGAAGAGGCTCCGGCCTTCAAGGCCCGCGTCATCAAGGAACGCCTGGACAAGGGCGAGCGCGTCGACCTGTTTATCGACAACCGGGCCGACAGCCGCGAGGCCGTGGCCGCCCTGGGCGTCGAAGTCATGGCCCCCGAGGATGTGCCTGAAGTCGTCGAAGAGTCCGAAGAAGAAGTCGAAGACGAGGTCGAAGAGGCCGTCGTCCCCTCGGCCAAGGTTGCCAATTTCCGCAGGACTAGCATGACCATCGAAGAGCAACTCGTCCAGGCCGCCGCCTCGCTTGCGGGCCTTACCGCTGAACGCGACGACCTCCGCACCACCGTCGAGAAGATGACCGTCGGCGCCTCCGCCGAACTGGAGTCCCTCAAGGTCGAGGCCGCCGCGTCGTCCTCCAAGGTTGCCGAACTGACCGCCGCCCTCGAAGCCTCCGCGAAGGAAGCCTCCGAGCTGAAGGCCAAGGTCGCCGAACTCGAAGGCTCGAAGGCCACCGCCTCGAAGGAAGCCGCGAAGATCGTCGCCTCCTTCGGCACCGAGCCCGTCGAACTTCCGAAGGGCGACTCCCCGGTCAAGATGAGCAACGCCGACATCAAGGCCGCTTATCTCGCTCTCCCTCCTGGTCAGGCCCGCATCGCGTTCTTCAACGCGCACAAGGCCGCTCTCATTTCCCTCTAACCCTCACTCCCTAACACACTACTATGGCTACCGTCCTACCTACCGCTCCGGCTATCCTGTCTGACTACATCGTCCAGACCGTCGCCGGCAAGCTGCCCATCCTCAACAACATCTCCGTCAACCTCTCGGCCTCTGTCGGCCGCGCGGGCAAAACCGTTTTCGTCCCGATCATGGGTTCGGGCACGGCCTCGGAATTCAACAAGGCCACCAACACCCTCGCGGATGTTGACGGCGCCACGATGACCAACTCCTCGGTCACCCTCAAGCACTTCAAGTACGTCGACGAGTTCAGCCCCCTGGACATCCAGGAGTTCGGCATGCAGTACCTCATCAACGCTTACGCGAAGACCGCCGCTCAGGCCATCGTCGACAAGTGCTGGGAAGAAATCGGCGCCGTCTTTACGACCGCCAACTTCGCCACTGAAGAAATCGTTACCGTCAATGACTTCGGCTATGACGACGTGGTGAACGCTCAGTTCCTCCTCGACACCGCCAAGGCTGGCCAGCCCCGCTCCTTCCTCGTCGGCAACGGCTACCTGAAGGCCCTCCGCAACTCGGCCTCCCTCGTCAGCTCCCTCAACCCGAGCGCCAACACCGTTGTCACCACCGGCAACGTCGGTCAGGTCGCCGGCATGGACATCTACCAGTGGAACCAGATCCCGAACGTCGAGAATCTCGCGGGCGTGGCCATGGGCCCGGATTCCCTGCTCGTCGCGACTGGGGTGCCGATGGCTGAAATCGCCGGCTTCAACGCCAGCGTCGCCACGGCTGAGTCGGGTCTCTCCGTCCAGGTTCTCGTCGGTCAGGCTGAAACGGGCAACATCCGTTGCATCGCTCAGATCCTCATCGGCGCGAACAAGGGCCGCGGCACCTCGGCCGTCCGCTACGTCACCGCTGCCTAAGCGGCCTGACATCGAAAACGGGGGCTCCGCAAGGGGCCCCTTTTTTGTGCCTGTTTGCCAATGGCCGCAGGGTTATGAGTTTATACTCTGAGTTCCTGCCCGACGCGAAGGAGATGGTCGCCGATTTTGCCGTGGCCGGTTCGGCCAACTCGGGAGCGATTACATTCGCTTGCCTTATCTCCGACCCCGCCGTGCAGACCGTGCTCGAAGCAGGGGGGTATATGGAGCGAACCCAGTACACCGTCCGCCTCCCCGCCGCAACGGCCTCCTGGAGCCTCCCAGACGGCTCTACGGGGGCATCCACGGCCATCATCGTCGGCGGCGTGCCCATCGCTTCCCTCGCCCAGGGCAAGAAGATCGTGGCCGGCGGGAAGAACGTCCGCATCACGACCCAGACCTATAAGCCCGGGTCGGCGTGGGTCACCCTCGTCGTCATCGACGACAACCAGTAACCCATGGTCAAGGTCAAGATTGACCCTAAGTCCATGGCGGATTTCGTGGAGGCCTGCCGCCAGTTCGCGGCCGGCACGAAGATTGCCATGCGCGACGCCGTGCTCGAGCAGGCCATGCTTGCCTGTCAGGACGCGGCCATCTTTACGCCCCCTATCCTAAAGAACGGCGGAGGCGGCCTTACCCCTGCGGCCAAGAAAATCGGGGAAGGAGCCGTGGCCGGAGACATCTCGAAGATCTTCGTCGCGGCAAACGACCATTCGGCGAAGTCCGCCACTGGAGCGATTACCAATCAAATTGCCTTCGCGGTCAAGAGTGACGACTTCGGCGCCTTCAATCAGATCATGAACAACGGCAACGTCGGCTCGATGTTCAGCTCGAAGAGTATCCTCGCGAAGATTGCTCAAGACGCTGACCGTGCCCGTGCCTTTCAGAAGGCCAAGAACTTCCTGAACCGTGCGACCCCTATCCGTTCCGACTATGGGACGCAGGGCTACGTCTCGAACATCCGGCAAATCCATGACCAGGTCAAAAGCCGCTTCGGAGGTCGTCTGAAGAAAGGTCAGAAGGCCGTCGCCGCAAAGCTGCTAGTACAGGACAAGGACACCCTGAAGGAATACATTGAGCGCCGTCAGCGTCTTGTCGGCGTGGTAAAGTCTGGATGGGCATCCCTGCTGCGAGGCCTTCCGAAGCCTAAGGACATGAACGGCCAGCAGGGCGAGCCCGGGGCCGAGCTTCGTAAGGCGACTTGGGTCAACGGACATTCCTCCGTCCCAGGCAAAATCACATCCAACTTCACCGACAAAGTCTGCGAGGTCAGCATCAATAACCCGATCGGGAACATCAACGGCATCGCCGATGAGGCTGGGACGCTCGGCCTGGTCTACGGCAACCGCGTCAAGCAGATGCCTAAAATGGTTCGCTACCGAATGAAGAAGCCCGTAAACAAGTTTAACAAAAAATAACAATGGGAACTAAATCCATGCGCCACATCGTCGAGGCCGTCGTCTCGACCTATCTCTCCGCCCAGTCTGGCCTTGCCGGCGTCGCACTCCTGACGGGTGACAGCGCCGCGACGCAGACCCTGCCTAAGGCGGTCGTCATCTGCGACTCGGCATCGGCTCCTGCCGACCTCCCAGAAGGCCTTGGCAACTACTCCTGCTCCGTCCGTATCACGCTTTTCTCGAACGCTGACGACACGACTCTGGCCGTCCACCGCGAGCGCTGCGCCGCCGTCGCCGGCAACATGCGAGACCTTGCCAGCATTCAGGCGGCCTTCGTGGCTACGGGCGACGCGACCTGTTACGACGTGACCATGCGATCCGAAGACGAGGGCATCGACGAGCGCTCCTGGGCGACGGCCTTCTCCTTCGACATCCTGACCGTCCTGCCTCCCGCCGTATGAGGTTGCCAATTAGGGCAGGAGTAAGATGAGCGAAGTAAACGAAGGCGTCGTGTGTTTGTATGGCATTGGCCTCGGCCAAGTGGCCTCGCTTTATGTGCAAGGGTACTCCGTCAGCTCCGGCTTCAACAACACCGGCATGGTGGTCGACGAGCAGGGCGTGACCCGCACGGCCCGTTACGACGACCGCCGCTCCGAGATCACCGTCGACGGCGTGGCCAAGGCCACCAGCGTCCCGCAGCTCGGCGCCTCTTTCTCCTTCACCGCTAAGACCGCGTCGGCTTACCCGGGCGGCTCCGCTTCGGTCAGCTTCACCGGCGTGGTGACAAAAGTAGATGACCGCGGTTCCTCGAAAGGCTTCGTGACTGTCTCTGTCACTGCTGAGTCCTTCGAGGGCATCTCGACCTATTAATTGACACCCCCGCAAGGGGCGTAGGCTAGAGGGAGTGGATAGTCGCTTCCTGAATGCCTTCATCGACCCGGCACCTTTTCGGCTGCTGGGTCGAACTCTTTACCCGTGGTGCCTGAAGTATCGTCTCAGGCTGCACGCGTTCAAGTCGCCGCTGGTCGACGGGCACAGGGCAATCACTCCGGCCGACCTCATTTTCGCTTGCCAGGTATGCGCCGAAGAGCCTCTTGGAGAGATCGGCGTCCTCGACCGCCTACGGATGATGCGCCTGATGGCCAACCCTGCGAAGTTCGAGATGCTGCTCAACGCCTTCGCCGGCTACATCCTGGTCGAAGACTGGCCGAAGTTCTGGGAGCAGTCCAAGGCCAAGTCAGGCGGAGGGACTAAAGGCGTCCCCTGGATACTGAGTACGGTCGCGGTACTCATAAAAAGCGGCATCGAGGAGAAGCGGGCGTGGGAGATGCCTGAATGCCAGGCCGTATGGTATTCCGCGGCGTTCGCTATGCACAACGGGGCCGACGTCGCAATCATGACGCCCGAGGAGGAGGCCTTCATCGAGTCTCAGCTGAAGGCCGGCGAAGGGGAAGCCCCTGTTGCCAATCCAGCAGGGTAAAGCACTACAATGGCAGGACAAGACCTAGGACTGAACATTAAGACGACCTCCGACGTCCCCGAGGCCATGGACAAGGCCAAGAAGGCCGCCGGCTCATTCGACAAACAGGTCGAGGACATCGGCATGAAGTTCAAGAACTCATTCAAGGACATCTTCCTCGGCTTCACGGCTCCGATGGTAATCCTGAACACGCTGATCGGGGCCATCGCCGACAAGATCGCGGAAGCCAAGCGCTCCGCCCAGGAGGGATTTGACCTCATCGCTGCCGGCGAAACAAAGTTCGCAACCTCAGAGGAGAAGAAGTTCGCCAACTTCCTTAAGGTCAAGGCCGCGATGGAGAAGGAGCAGAAGGATGTCGAGGAGGGCAAGATTGAGATGACGCGCAAGTTCCTCGAGACTGACGCTGGCAAGAAGTTCCTCGAGCAGGAGGCCCGAGACTCAGGTCGCCGCCGTCAGCTGAATCCAAACGTGGCAGTCCATTATGAAAGCGTCCGCAAGGCCGCCATGGATGCCTTCCTAAACTCAGAAGAGGGCAAGAAGTTCAAACCCATGTTCGAGGAGAAAGCGGCCGAGCAGAAGGCTGGCACATTCAAGGGCCCCGAAGGCTTCGGCACGGTCGTCGGCGTAGGCGCGAACCCAGTCCTCGAGAAGATGACCCGCCAGAATGAGATCATGGAGGAGATTAAGATCATCCTCCAGGAGCAGAGCATCCAGAACCGCGGCGGCTCCGTCCCGAATCCTTTCACCGAACGTCAACCTATCACGCTCCAGAAGATTGGAGCCGTCTAATTTATGGCACTAGTAAGCACCGGCAACACCCTCGCAGCTGAGATGCTGCAACCCGGGTATACCCTTACCTCGGACGGCTTCGGCCTCGTCACATGTTCGGCGACCTACAAGGTCGACTGGACGGCCCCCGTGGCCGTCACGGCACGCGGAACGGCTTTTCCTGTCGCCGGCCTGACCTATCTCAAGGCGCACAAGTCCAGCCAGTCCTATGACGCGCTGGAGTATAAGACCATCAAGGTGGACTACGTCGGCATTGACCCGACCGTGGGCGGCGGCGTAATGACCAACGCCAACACGTCAGTGGCGAACGGCCTGACTGCCGAGAACATCACGACCCATCCGAACTTCTTTACCGCGGCAACTGGTTACGGAGGATTACCCCTCGCCGGTCTCCCTTCCGACTTCGGCGGCGCTTACGACGACTCGACCCTCGGGCCTCCCGTCACGGTCATCGCGGTCGCACCTTCTCCGAACGCTGGCAAACCCGTCGTCGTCCCGTCCTCTCAGGGCTACAACGGCGCATGCTTCGAGACCGGCATGGGCGGCCGCTTCATCGGCTTCGTCGACCCGGACGTCCCCGAGCTCTACGGCAAGACCCAGTATCTCGCCCGCACGACCACCTACTCAGGCGTGATCTACACGAGTTCTTCCTCTTTTGTTCAAGCGCTTTACGCCCTTCTCGGAACCGCTACGGGTGGAAACTCTTGGGGCGTGTTCCAACTGATCCCAGCATGGGGGCCGACTGGCACCGGAACATACGGAAACCAGAACTTGCTCTCTCAGGTCAACGTCGAGGAGTACGGCTTACTCTACAAGGTGCTTTACGAAATCCGCTACTCGAAGGAAGGCTGGCCCCCCGACGTCTACGTCAACATCTGACGACCGATGAGCATCCAGCCGGGAGTCGGTTATACGTTCAAGGATTCGAGCCAAGGCACGACCCTTAACATCGAGAAGCCCTGGGGGCCGTGGGCCGTCTACCCGGTCACCGAGGAGGTCTGTCCGTTCACCATCGTCGACGAATCCTCAGGCACGACCTACAAGTTCAGCTGCACGCCTGGGATGGTCAACTCGGTCATCCCTCAGATCGGCATCGCCCCGCTTGCGACTAAGCGCCTCGACTACGTTCCGACCCCGACGACGACCTTCAACTTCGACCCGGCCACTGGTTACTCGTATATCTACCTCAAGGTCTCGGCGGACTATTCCAGCCCCCCGACCCTCTACCCTGTGACGGATCAGGCAGACATCCTTTATCCGCGCATCATCTCGACGAGCATTCAGCATCCGGCCACGGACGACTCCGCCTTCTTCCTCCTAGCTGTCGCCTACCAAGACCAGACCAATCCGGGCGGCGTTGCTACCCCGATTGTCATCACTCAGCTGACGTGCGGCTCTCAGTGGTCTGACCGAATCAAGGTCGGCACATCTACCGCGAAGTACTTCTTCGCCCGCGTCTGATGCCCCTTCCTCCGCTGACGAAGGATTACATCACGGTCGGCGGAGCGCAGACATTTAGCGGCACCGTCTGGACGTGGGGCCAGATGCGAACTGCTGTTTACGCAGGACAACACGGAACAGGCTCTTCTTACTGGGGAAACTCTGGACACGCTATCGACTATTATGACACCGGCTTCAACGCAATCGACGCTGTCGAGTCCGGCAACCGGCTATTCCGCGGACAGGCTTTTAGCACTGTCGGTTATAACGATTACTCAACGCCCAACCCCACTCCAGGCGCTCCCGATATTCAGCGATTCTTTTACGGAAGTTTCTTTGAGTCTCCCCCCGGGTCTGGCATCTTTGTCCCTGGCATCGGCAGCGGCCTCGACATCGAAGAACAGGCGACCATCTTAGGCGGCGCCACGTTCGTCGGCTCAGGTGGCAGCGTCACCACTGGCCCGACGTCCTATGACAACTCTGACCCAGCCGGCCAGAACATCGGGACGACCGCCCTCGGCACGGTTTCGTCGGTGACCTTGTCATTCTGAGCCCCCTTGCCAATCTCCGCAGGGTTAAGAAGACCCGATGAGCTGCTCCAATACCGCCGTATTCTCCCGAGGGGACAGTTTCTCCAGCGTCTGGACGTGGGTACCCGGGGCCGGCGAGCCCGTCAACCTCCTCGGCACGACCATCGCCTCGACCCTCCGCGATAGGAGCGGAAAGGAATACCCGCTAGTCATCGTGCTGGCCGGCAACGGCCTCTCCTTTACGGCCACCTTCCCCGGTGATACCGCCGACTGGGCGCTCGGCCTCGCGAGCTGGGACATCCGCTTCACCTTCCCTGGCGGCCCCGTAACGCACTCGACCATCTTCCGCGTGCAGATCCAGGAGACCATCACTCAAGCATAACATGGCGACCATCAACGGAACATTCAACAGCCTGATTGCGGGAACGCTGTCGGGCACCGTCGCCACCCCTGGCGCGACTGGCCCCGCCGGCCCCGCTGGCCCGACCGGCCCGACTGGCGCTCAGGGTATCCCAGGCGTGGGCGTCCCTGCTGGAGGAAGCACAGGTCAATTCCTGAGCAAGTCGAGCAACGCCTCGTACGATACTACCTGGTCGACCCTATCCCTGAGCGACTACCTGACCAAGGCCGACAACCTCGGCTCCCTGACCAACTTCACCACGGCCCGCGACAACCTCAACCTCGGAACGCTCAACAACCCGACCTTCGCCGGACTCACGTTGCAAGGCTCAGGCGCTAACGTCGGCCAGTATACGCCAACCTCCCTGAGCCTGACGCACACGACCTTCGGTTCCTTCGTGATTTCGCCCTCCTCGGGCATCACCTTCCCCGATACGTCCATTCAGACGACCGCCTTCGTCGCCGGCTCCGGCCTCCCCACTGGCGGCACGGTCGGCCAAGTCCTGACGAAGAACTCGGGCACGAACTTCGACGCGTCCTTTGCGACGCTCATCCCGGGCGACCGCTACCTGACG